ATGCACGTAATGCCGACGTACCTCGTTTTGTCGTTGTGACCCTGATGACGCGCCGGTGTTGGCTGCCACTGGACTGTTAGTCTGGCCGTTGACCCACCAGTTGTCAATACAAGCGTCGCAGAAGATCACCATGCCCTCGTCACCCTTCTTCAAGGGCAACGTTACCGAGTAACCACCGCCACGTGGGGTCATGATGGGAACATGCACTATCGGCGGAACGTCCCACCACTGCAGTACCTTGGGTGGCGGTCCACCCGCGGCTGCGGCCTTGGCTGCTTGTGGAACCACACGTACGCGCTCTTGGATGGCCAGCTGTACCGTCACCGTCTGCTTGTCCGCATTTAAGTCCTCGGTCAAGAACCCCGGACAGGCGCAGCGCGTATCAGCCAGCGCTCCGCGCAACAGTTCACGCCACTGTGCGCTTTGGGCCGCGATGACCTGACCTGGCGTGAGCGCGTAAAGCGGATTAGGACCCGGCGCGTTACTTCCCATAAATTACTCCGTGTAAAGGTTCAAGAGGTTCTGCGCATAGGCCGTCGAGAATCCAGTCACTTCGGTTTGCCACTCGTTGCCACGCGTATCGCCAGAGTGCCGCACCTGTGCTACGAAGAAGGTAAGGTTGCTCTGCAACGCCGTCGGCAGCTCACTGTTCGGACTGGGTGTGCGCTCTAGTTGACTGATCTGGGTACGTACGAGTTGCACCAACAGCGGCGGCAATTGCACCTGAAGGCGCGGGTCCAACAACACTGCAAACGTTACACCTTGCTGGATCTGCTGCGGCGTGCCAATGATACTCTGGTTAGTTCCTGTCGGCAGTCCGCTAGAGTTCCCGGTGCTGCCCGGTGGGAAGGCTGGGCTGTAGATGAGGTCAGGTTGCACGCCACCACTGCCACCAGAGTCTACCTCGCTAATGTAGGTCTTAAGACCGTCAGTCCAGGTCTGCACCACGTTGTCATCCGCGATCTGCGCGAAGTACTTGCTAACCTTGCCAAACACCGTGTTGCCACGCGGATACTGCGTGGCAGTCATACGCTGTGCAGCCACCGGCCCTTGTGTGCCGGCTGCGACGCTCACCGCTGGCAAGTTAGTCTCGCTAATCATGCGTGCGACTAACTTCTGCTGGGTGCTAAACTGTCCCATAGAGAAGCTGACTATATCCGTCGGCGACACAGCGGGGAACACGACACAATGCAGCGTCAACTTCTGATCAACCACGGCCTCACGGGTATACAGCGCCTGGAACACCGGCCCATTCCAGATGATTGAGGACACTTGCGCGCCGAATTGGAAGCCGGCCTTCAATGTGGCCCACGTGGCGTTCAGAGCGATGTTCTGCGCGGTTTGGTCGTCCAGGTTGTAGATAGAAATATCAGCGTACCATAGAGGCGAGGTGTTCATAGCCTGCAGCACGTCGAACGTGATTCGCAGGGCCTCTGGTTCCCAAGCATTAGAGCTGATGGTAGTGCTTTGCGAACCACCACTAGCGGTAGCACAGGTGATACTAAGTTCCCAAGCCTGACCCCATAGCGGCGTTCCAGATGACGGTGAGCTCATGGAACGTTGTCTCCCCACACCAGCGTGAATTGCGACAAGTTAGACTGCCCCGGATAATCGGCTGATGAGTCACTCGTGTTCAGCAGGTACGCGCTTCCTATCTGAAGGTACTGGTACTGAGCAAGCAGGTTCGCGGCCGGGTACTCCCCGGTAATCAACGGCACACTGCCGATCAGCAAGTTACTGTTCACATCAGACACTGACATCTGCCAATAGCCGGCCATGGCGGCGTAAGATATGCCAAGGTTCAGGGTCAAGGGCTGCCCGTTCACCGTCAACTGTACGGCGAAAGTCTGGTTATTGGCCGTGGTCAGCGGCACCGTCTGATTGCTCATAGTTATGGTGGCCCCATATAGCCCGGAAGAGTTAGCTGTCCCGGTATGCTGGAAAACAACCCCGCGCCATTTACGACCGGCACCACACCACCTGCCATGCTAATAGCTGGCTGCTTTGCCAATGAAGCGCCCTCGGTCGCTAATGGCGTCGCGAATTGTCCGGTAGTTACTGCCGACAATGCCCCAGAGTTTACCTGCCCCAAACCGGTTTGCTGCGTCGCGTCAGGTCTGGCGCTAACCGCGCTGAGACTAGCTATTGAAGCACTGCCGGTAACCGACGTAGAAGTTGTCGCCGTGAATATCTGCTCGAACTCGATTCGCATCTTCAAGCCGGTGATGGTCTTGAAGTCCTCGCGCGGACTAATCGAGGTGATGAGCATGTTGGCGTAGGTGCGTAACCGCGTGGTGACGGTGAGCGGCGACCGCGCAGCTTGCAGGGTGATCATCGTCTGATACGCGTTGACGCTTTTGCTAGTGCTGCTACCGCTGAAGGGTGCTGCCGTGTCCGGTGTCGCGCTGGTAGCGCTGGCGTTGTTAGCCCCACTGGCGTAGGCAGCCATGGCGTCACTCATGCCGATATACATCACGACGCGTGGTGGCATTAGGTACGCGTGACTACTAAGGTCGGCGCCGGTCTGGACTGGGTGGCGCGTCTTTTCTAACCGCTGCTCATGCTCTAACTCCAACACCGCGTCAAAAACGTAAGTTGTAGGAGTGCTACCACTACCAGTTATCGCGCCAGGACCACCGCCAAGTGTACCAGCTAATGGACCGGTGGCAGGCACCTCCGTGCCTGGTACGTAGTTACTAGCATTAACCGGCAGTGCCGCTGGCGAGAGGCTGTTGGTAGAACCTTGTACCGGCACCACAGTGATGCTGACCATAGCCGGCCCAGAGGACCACTGTGGCGGGCGATAACCAGATGCCCCAGGATTCGCGTTCGCGGCGGCCTGACTAGAGGCTGCTGATGCTGCGCTGCCCATGTCGACCTCCTAGCCGGTGGCGTACAACTGCGCCCACTCTTGTTGATTGCGTTGCACTTGCTTAGCAGATTCGTCACGAAGTTTTGAGATCACGTGATTCGATATCTGCTCTGGACTGGCGCCAGGCTGCGTCACGTTGATGACGATGCTGCCGACCTGCACACTTCCGGTGGCGCCGGTGCGGGCCAGCACGGAGGCGATGTAGTTCTTGGTCTCGTTCGGCAGCGTAGCTTTGCCGGCCAGAAAGGCGTCCATTCGGCCTGGGCCGGCGTTGTAAGCGCCCAGGGCCTCGGGCACGTTGCCGCCATAATGAGCCAGCATCTGACGCATGTACTCTGTGCCACCGGCCAGGTTCTGCGCAGGATCGTGCGGGTTCACACCCAGCGCCTTAGCGGTGCCAGGCATGAGCTGCATGAGACCCATCGCGCCCTTCGGACTAACGGCTTCGTTGTTCCCGCCGCTTTCCTGGCCCATCATAGCTTTGATAAGAGTTGTCGACGGGGTCGACCCGGTAACAAGCGTAGATAGGCCAGAACCGCCGGCAGACTGATCTAACAACGCGGCGCGCGACTGTGTTAATGATGATGCCACAGCCTGCAGACTGCCGTAGTCTTGCTTGGCATCTGTGAACAGGCCACTTAGCTCATCAGGTATCTTGGACCACTGCAATGTGATGAGTTCGCTTATGACGCTGACCAGTCGCGCGATCACGTCTACCACGAAGGCGACGCTGGTAGCAACGGTGCCGGCAATTGCGGCGACATACTGCAAGGCGACACCCAGCTTCTCGATGCTGAAGGTGCCGCTCTCGAGTGCAGGGTCCATGAATACTGCGCCGACGATGTTGGTGAAGGCTTTACCGAACTCACGCAGCGCCAACCCGGCCGAGCCCACCACCATCACGATGTCCTTCCAGATTGGCATGAACCAGGTCACGATCTTCTTAGAGATACCGGGAAGATCGTGAATCACCCAATCATTGAAGCTGCGCAGCTTTGTGAGCAGCCAGTCTGGACCTACGCCCAGGGCCTTTAAGAAGTCCTGCACCACGTGCATCCCAAGGTACTGCACCTCTACTTCCAGGCGAGTGAACTCGAAGCGAATGTCGCGAATCTTTCGCATCTGTGCCTCGAAGTCACCATTTGGCGCCATCGCACGCTGATCTTCGATGAGCTGCCGCGTGCGACCGCGCAGCTCCGTGTCCCACATCAAGTTCTCGAGCGGTTGCCCGAGCGCGTCCATAGCCACCTTGAGGCTGCGCGCGGCGTCCTTGGACATATACATTCTTAGCGCGAAAAGTCTAACATCTTGATCCGCAATGGCTACCTTGTCGGCTAAGCCCAAGGCCGCAGTGCCGATGGCCACGAAACCGCTAACGATCTCAGTGCTAGCCT